AATTTCTTAGTAATGCCCCTATATTTTAATTCCTTATCCTTAGATAGAACTAATAATTCTGCTTCTTCAACATTTAAGGATTCTAATAAACTGATAAACATAGATTCCCTTTTTAGATCAGATACTTGTCTAGCAAGAGGTCCTTTGAAAAACCTTCCAAGTTGTTTAAATTCTCTGTGTAGACTTTTGTACTCGTATCCTTTTGGAGCATCATCTTTTCTATAAGGTGGTTCTCCAGAAGGTAAAGCACTTACGATATCATCATCAAAGTTAATTCTTAGTATATCCCTCAATGCTGGACAATCATGTTTTTTTAGAAATTCGACTCTTCCAGATCTTTCTTCAATTTTTGAAGCTTCTGATAAGATTTCTGATATTAATTTTTTAGCCATTGTAAAATTCCTCCGCTACTTCAATCAAGTTTGTACATCTTTTTTTAACTAAATAATTTAAAACCTTCATTTTCATGGCAGGCTTTTGGTTATCAAAAGTATTTATAATATTTTCTTTTATAGTATCTGGGATTTCATCTAGATCTATTAAAGTTTTATTTCTCTGATAATTCCTATATGTTGTTTCATCCATAATCTCTCTTAGGTTATCAGATTGTTCTAGCCATGAATCTATCTTCTTTTGCCATAGTGGTGTTTGGGATTTATCCTCATTAATAAATGTATCATCATCGGATAAGACATTTGGTATACCATCTCCATCATCACCACGCATAATATGATTAAACAAATAAGTTCTTGGATTATCATCCGTTACCATTTTCTTTTGTATCGGACTAAACTGTTTGACATTTCTGTATTTCTGTAATTGTATAAAATCTTTATCGGATGATATAATCATAACTGGTTCATCCATACCAAATTCCTGTGTTCTTTCTACTAGTGTTGCTATGATATCATCTGCTTCTACACCATCTTGATGAACCACTTTATATGGTAAGTTTTCTTTGATCTCATCTCTGACCATATGCAATACCCTAAATATTTCTGTCCAATCCATATCTGAATTATCTCTGTTCTTTTTACGACTTGCTTTGTACTCTGGGTAGTATTGCTTTCTCCAAGTATTAAATCCATCACAACATATAACCATTTGACCATATTCGGCTCGGTATTTTTTGTTATACATTCTAATACTATTTAAGATCATATGCCTTATAAGACTTTCTTCTCCTAATTTTTGCATAAAAATGTTAGAAAGTGCAATTTGATTATAGTCAATCAGTATCATTATCTTCTGGTTCCTCTGGGGTAAATGTGAATTCAAATTCACTGTTTTCTGGCTCAAATATTACATCGAGTTCGTTTCTGGCTTCTTCGTTTTGATTTGCTAAAAGTTTGATCTTAGTATAGCACCTATCCATTTCCCTATGTAAAGCATGGGGTATACCATAATATCGATTGAACATTGCGTTAACCATATTTACAATTACAAACATATCTCTTGACTCTTGAATTGTTTCATCTCTAAAGTTCATATCCATAAAGTTTTGGGATACCTCACCTGTATTGATAAATTCTTCCAATACTTCTAATAGAAAATGGGAAGCTTCTACACATTCATCACTGTATTGATTTAGGGTTTTAGCTTCTTCCTCATATTCTTTTAAAATCTCACGCTTTTCGAGATCTTGTTTTGACGGAAACTTTAGTATTTTTGCCATAATAGAGTATTATTATACCACAAAATCAATTGTTTGTAAACCCCTTTTTTACACTATTTGCACCAATCCGACAATTAATAATTCCATTATAGTAATCATCAGTTAGTAGAACTTCCCTATCGAATTGTTCTTTTGTCTCTCTATATGAGCATTCACCCTTAGATTTACAAAGATGTAGGATTTCTCTATAGAACATATCTTCTCCTTGAGTTTTGACATCTTCTACCAAATGTTTATTTGAACCGTAATATTTACGCCAATCGGATTCGACTAAAAGCCTTTTTCTTCGTTTTCGGGTTTTTGTTATTGGGAGGGTTTTTTTGCTCCAAAAGAACTTTTTACCAACATATTTTCTATTTGTTGCTCTATTGGTTATGATATAGACAAATCCATACCATATATCTGGATTAAACTCTTCGGGTGGCTCGAACTTTCTTCCTTTGTATATCCAATTATTCATCGAAATTTAATTCATCTAGGGCATCATCTGTAGGTTCTCCACAATGTGGACAGAAATTAACCTTCATCTCACTATCATCAGGTTTAATAATAATCCTGTTATAGCAATATTCGCATTCTAAAATCATGACACTCTTTGACTAACTTCCCACTTCCAAAATTCATCATATCCACCAATTGCTTCACCATCAATAGTGATTTGTGGAAATGTTCTTGCTGTTGGAAATTTCTCCATTAGATCTTCTCTTGTAAAATCGGTATCTAATTTTTTATATACAAATTTTGCTTCTATTCTTTCTGCCAATGCTATTGCTTTGTCACAATATGGACAATGATCTTTACCATATATCTCTATCATATTATGTTCCTGTTGATGTACTTGTTGAAGTTGATGTTCCAGTAGATGTTGTTGTCCCTACAACTGTTGTAGTATCATCCATGTTTTCTAGCTCTTCAATAATTTCAGCTTCTGTTTGAGTTGTTGTTGATGTACCACTTAATGCTTGTCCTACTGCTGTAAGTACTGCTGCTGTTTGAGTTACTTGTGTAACATCAACTGCATTATCTGGTACTGGTGCTGATTGTTCTACTACAGGCTCTTCTGGCTCAGGGTCTACTTCTTCCCAGAGGTTTCCATCCCATGCCCATAAAAAAAATAATAATGCTAATACTTCCATATTTTTCTCCTAAAAAATTATTTATAAACTTAATCCACTAAGTGTATTTTCAGATACATCTTGTTTAACTCCACCAACAACATATGAGCTAATTTCTGTTTCTTGTGGAGCGACTTGAACACTACCACCAGATATCCACTTTTCTGTCCATGGTAATGGATTCATCTGAGGTACTGTATATGGACAAGGTAAGCCTAAAGCTCTCATTCGCTTACATCCTATCCATTCGATATAATTGCATAGAATTTGTTCATTCAATCCAATCATAGAGCCATCTTTAAATAAATATCTAGCCCATTCCTTCTCCTGTTCGATAACTTTTACAAATAAATTTATAACATCTTGCTCTTGTGCTTTTGCTATTTTCTCAATTTCAGGATCTTCTTTAAGCAAATTCCTAATCATAATTGTTGTACCAGCAAGATGAGTATTTTCGTCTCTGGCTATAAATTTAATAATCTTTGCATTACCTTCCATCTTTTTAAGCTCTGCAAATGCCCATGAACAGGCAAAAGAAACATAAAACCGAATACCCTCTAAAGCATTAGCACTGATTAGTGACATATACAGAGATCGTTTGTGTTCTTTCTTATTTGTTGCACTATTGTTATTATTAATTAAATCATCATAGTAATAAGCAATATCATTACCACATTCAATGATTTCTTTTACATCTAACATAGTATCAAAAACAATACTAGGATTTGGATATATATTACGAATAATATGTGTATATGATCGACTGTGAATTGTTTCAAAGAAGGACCAGGTTTCGACCCAATTTTCTACCTCTGGTAAAGAACAAATAGGTAGAAATGCAATATTTGGTGCGCGCCCTTGGACACTATCCAATAATATTTGTCTTTTTAAGTTGGAGGTAAAAATATGCTTTTCGTGATCTGTAAGGGAATCAAAATCCTTTTTATCCTTTGAAACATCTACCTCTTCGGGTCTCCAAAAGAATCCAAGTTGTTTATCTGTAATTTTTTCTAATTGTGGGTATTTTACCTGATCATATCGAGCAATATCAACTGCATTGTCAAAGAACATATTACGCTCTAAATGTGATTTTTTATTTTTCTGTAGTACTGACATTCTTTTTCCATTCAATTTTTTCTTCAAAGGCATATTGACAGCCTTGAATAAAATCCTTATCCTCTTCGTTTAATACACTCCATGCATATGTCAGTCTATCAATTAGAATATCAACTGTATTAGGATCAGAAATGTGCATATTCCTTTCCATTGCCTGCTCTAATAATTGGAGCCGTTGTTCTAATTTATATCTTAAATTTTGCATGATTCACAATCGTCATCTTCTTCGATTGGTTGTTCTGTTCCTGTATAATATGGATGATGATCATCCTCTTTAATTTCACCTGCCCCGTCAAAAGTATTAAAATAATATAACTGCTTTAAACCATATTTGTATGCTGTAACTAAATCAGTAAGCATCGCAGACATAGGTACCTTATGGTCCTCGTAGTGCTCTGGATTATATGATGTATTTACTGATATGCCTTGGTCAATATATTTTTGTAATATACCGCATATTGCAAGGTAACCTTGTGGTGATGGTTGATCCCACAGCAAGTCATATTTATTTTTCAGATGATGATAGCCAGGTACGACCTGTGCCATAACTCCATCCTTACTCTGTTTGTACGATACCAATGCTCTTGGTGGTTCAATACCATTCGTACTATTACTAATTTGGGCGCTTGTTTCAGCAGGCATTAATGCCATGAGGGTCGAGTTTCGGATGCCTGTTTCTCTGAGTTGATCTCTCAATTCTGCCCACGGTAAACGTTCTCTTGACTCTATTAAATTATCTATCGCCTCTTTTTTGTAAGTATCGATTGGAAGTATCCCTTTGGAATATTTCGTATCACTATTATATATCACTTTTCCTTTCTCAATAGCCAAATTAGCTGAACTTTTTATCAAATAATATGACCAGGCCTCAGCATATTCATCTACAATTTCGTATGCAGATTCATCATATTTTAATCCTCTTTTTGCAAGGAAGTATGCAAGGTTAATAATCCCCACTCCCAATGGCCTTCGGTTAAGTGTTGATCGCTTTGCTGCCTCGATTGGATACCCTTGATAGTCAAGTAACTCATCAAGAGCACGCACAGTAAGATCACAATATTTTTCAAGTTCGGTAGTCTCATTAATTAGTCCCCAATTAATCGCTGATAGAGTACATAAAGAAATTTCGCCTTCTCTATCATCATAATTATTCAATGGTTTAGTAGGTAGATCAATTTCGCAACACAAATTACTCATTTTAATTGGAGCGACATTAGGATCAAATGATCCATGTTCATTTGCATGATCTACATTCATTACATATATACGACCAGTATCCTTTCGTTCCGTTAAAAAGGATTGAAATACTTCAAGGGCTGGTAGTGATTTTTTCCTTATTGATGTTTTTCTTTCGTACTTCTCGTATAGGCGTTTAAATTCGTTTTGATCGGCAAAGAAGGCATCATATAAACCTGGTACTTCATTTGGATCAAAGAAGGTTATATTACCACCCGATAAAAGTCTTTCATACATCAGCTTATTAAACTGAAATGCATAGTCCATATGTCGGACACGAGTTTCTTCGACTCCCTTATTGTTTTTTAATACAACAAGATCCTCAAACTCATAGTGCCAAACAGGTAAGTAAACTGTGGCCGCTCCTCCGCGAACACCTCCTTGTGAGCACGACTTCACAGCTGATTGAAAATACTTTAGGAATG